GTCCGTGATCGTCGATCTTCTGTGGCTTCTCTGCGGGGTCACGCACTTTTGTACGTGTCTGGTCCCATTTGTAGGACATTATTTGCCGGATGAGCTTCGTGCAGCGGTCGGAAATGAATAGCGAGGGCTCGCCGTCGCCCTGTTGACGCATCAACCCGATGACGTGTTCAATGCCGCGCATGAGGTCTTTGTGCGCGTTCTGGACAGTGAAGCCCATCTCGGCAAGTCGGCGACGACCTGACACTTTGTAGTCGTCTGTGCCGGTTCCCGTAGGCATCGTGTCACCGCCGGGATCGGACCAGTAAATATCCGGGGCTCGACCATGCTCCTCGTTCTTCCGCATGATGATCGAGGCGTGATGCTCAATGGTGGCTTGGGCTTCCTGATGCTCGTCGTAAATCCACCAGCGGCCATCTTTGTCCTGAGCCCCCCACAGACAGACAAACGGGTTGCGGTATCCGAAGTCGATGCCACAGTATCGACGAAGGTTGGGGGAGATGTGTTCGGGTCCGAATGAGCGGACGTGCTTCTGGCGTGAGAAGGTGGGATAGATCGCACCCGCCAGCCCTACGAACTTGCCGGACTTGCGGGCTTCGTAGGTGGGTAGGTCTTTCCACTCCTCAAGCTGGGCGGTAACAATGTCGTCTTGCAGGTAGCCACCACGCGAGACGCGATTCTCCTCAAGGTCGATGTTGAACCAGTGCCACGATGACGGGGGCTCGGTGGACTTCTCCTCTAGGAACGGGTCGGGCTCTAGCGGGGTCAGGGTGACAAAGATCGGGGCCGCCTTGTCGATGCAACGGGCCTGAACTTCCTCGAAGATGTCCTTGGGGAACTGCTCGTCAAACCACGCCCCGTCGATGGCCTTGCCTTGGAACGCTTGCCGCTCCTGTTCCCATGACTTGAATACCAGCTCCACCCCGTTTACCAGCCGAATCATCTTGGGCCATTCCTGGGCCCGGCTGTGCCACGTTGCTACCGCGATGGATTGCTGGGGTATGAACTTGGATAGCTTCTCTTTCCAGAGGATTTCGCCGCATTCTTCGTAGCCCTTGCCGATGCACCAGAAGACGGGGCGGGGCTTGCCCTCGATGGCCTTGAGGTCGAACATGCAGCGGCGGGCGGTGACGTAGGCTCCGGTTTCTGATTTGCCACTGCGGTTGCCACCAGTCAGGACGTAAACCCCATGCCTCCCCGCGCTCGTCGCCCGCACAAACCCTTTCTGGCCCGGCGAGTCGGGCAGCGGCATATAGCGAAGTAGGGGCTCTTTGGCCGCCCTCTGCTGGAGGATGTTCCAGAGCTTGGCGTCGTCCATTTCGCGCCAGTTCAGTTCTTCGTCCATAGGTTGTGTATAGTACCGTCACATGACACGCCCTATTGTGTAATCTGAACCGATTGGGGGCTGAAAGTGGCGCGAAGGTCGCGGGCATCAACCGAACGATTTGCGGTCTTTTCCTGTACGCACGCCCCGTTTACCGACCCATTTGCCGACGAGTGGTTTTGTTCGGTACTCAAGACATACCGCCCAAGTATTCTGGGATGCCTTGGTGACCTGTATGAATCTGGGGCGGCTTCTAAGTGGTCCAAAGAGGGCGCAAAGAGGCTGAGCGAGGAATACGAATCCGCCGCTTGGCTACTCCGAAAGTACCGAGAAGTCAGCAGGGCTAAGACCCTGTTTTGGACGATGGGCAACCATGACGACAACGTGATGGGGGTTGACCGCATCCCTGAGCTTGTCCGGGACATGTGCGCCCCTGAAAGGCACGGCGTTTTAGGACCCGAAATGGCCCGCTGGAAAGTTATTCCCTACGAATACAGCGAACGGGGATGCCATCGCATAGGCCGGGTGGTATTCAAGCATGGGTTTGAGTGCGGGAAGTTCGCGGACAGGAACGAGGCGATATTCTTTGCCAAGGATGCCCCTGGATCGCTGGTGATCGGTGGGCATACCCATAGACCTGTGGGGGTGACTCAGGCGGAGTTCAACGCCAATACCGCCCTTCCGATCTGGTACGCTAACGCGGGTACGCTGGGGCCTTTGAAGCCAGATTACGTCCGGCGTAGGAATACTTCGAGGTGGGGGCACGCTTGCGTGGTGGGGACGATTACCGGCGATAAGTGGACAGCCGAAACTCGGTGGAAGGATGTGGGCTAATGGCTAAGCGTCGTAAAAAGGCCGGTACGGACATGCAGGTTGACACGATCAACCGCGTCGTCCCCATGCTTGAGGAGCATTTCGTCGGCGCTATGCTGATTCTGCCGGTGGTCGAGGGTGACGAGGAAGGCGTCTGCGTCATCAAGATTGGCGAGCACTCATCGACCGCCGTTGGTTTGCTGGAACAGGCTTACCAGCAGGAGTTTGGCGCGGACGTGGACGAGGATTGAGGCGTTCGCGGTGAACAGCCCAATAGGCGGCCTGGAGCGGGCATGTGTGGTTGATGGCTGTTGACCCGCACCGGGCGAACCAGCAGGGTTGCCAGCCGTCGGTGGTGAGGTAGGAGCCGGGTAGGACGCGGATCAACCGCCCGACCCCGGCAGCACCCGATACCACCGCTGCACGAACCACGGCAGGTCATCCGGGAACCTCGGGGCGATGAACGTCATCGGAGCCCACATCGCCGCCAGCATCCACATGGTCATTGTCAGTCTCCTTTCGTACCGTGAACTCTACGTCTATCGAAGGCTCGGGTAGTGCCCGGCTTTTCATGTGATCGAGGATTTCGCCGATCTGGGACAGCTCCATCTTGCGGGGATCGTCGGTGGTGTGCTGGATGGTGAGTGGGAGTTTGCCGTCGATGGATTCGACCGCCAGCTTCATTGCGGCGGTGTCGCGGTCGTCGATGGCCGCGTGGTAGATGGCGTGGGCGAGGGCGTCCTGGTAGGTGATTACGTTACCATCGGCGTCCTTTGAGTATTCTTGAATGGCAAGGGCTCTGAGCCTTGCGCGGACCCCAGAGCCTTTCGGACGGCCTCCCGGATTGGCATTGTTGCCCTTGGCGAACTTGCCTTTGTGGTCATGGGTAGGTTTATTGTTCGTTTCTTGCGTCACGGTACGTTTTACTGTAACACAGTAACCCCTACCCTACTCCCGCCTGTTCCTCGCCACCCATCCCGCCAGCCAGATAGTACCAAAGCAACCGGCGATGGTGGTGAGGGCTTGGAGGATCAAGATACGAACTCGGGGCGGCAGACGATCAGGCGGACATCTCCAACAAACTGAAGTATGCCGTTTGGGATTGTTGAAGCATGAGCCCACCCCCAATCGACTCCGCCCGTGCAGACCCGGAACTCTGAATCGTCCGTCATTGCAACGCTGGTGATTTCGCCAGTCACAAGATTTCGGACCGCATCGACATCCTCCGTCACCACCTCAATCGTAGTCATTGCTTCCCCTTTCTGGCCCTATACGCCGCCAGGACGGCTTCGAGTTCGGTGGGGTTCATTCTTCCCCCTCAATAACCTTGATCGCCACCACCACCCAATCCTGCGGCCTCTGTGCGTAGTGGTTCAGGTCTTCATTGGCGTTCTCTGCGGTCCAGTAGACGCGTGGTGAGTCTGATGGCATCTGCACAAACTCCCTCGGCCTCCAGAGCGGATCATCCTCGGGCTTTGGGTACGCCTTTCGGCAATATGGGTCAAGGTAAATGCCATCGGTAAATCGGTGGCGAATGGTGAATGCTTTGTGGATCACTTCTTCCCCCTCTCCGCGAGCATGGCGTCGGCGAGTGTGTAGGCGACATCCGCGACAACCTCGTATGACTCATCATCGCTATCTTCGGCGGCGTTTGTAATCCAGTTTTGGTGTGTTCCAACGCAGTATTGCTTGGCAAAGTCCCTTGCCATCGCCTGCATCGCCAACCCCGCAAAGTAGTCGCGGAGCGTCATACCGGGAAAGGTGATGATGTTGCCGTCATCATCTGTTCCAGGTGCTGTGAATGGAAACGCTGGTCCGCCGTCGTTGGTCATGGATTCTCCCTTCGTATCCCCCAAGTCTACAGAGTGGGGGCGGGGTGTCAAGCCACCAGAGCCACGCAGAACAAGGTCCGGTTGAGGTCGTGCGTGGCAACTTCGACAAGCCCGGACGGATGAACCATGATCGAGCGGGTGATGCCCTTGGGCGAAGTGCCGATGAAAAGCTGGATGTCCTTGTTGTAGCCGATCATGCCGCAGTAGCTACCAACTGTAACCCGCTGGCCGCGATCACCCTTGATAACTTCACCGGTCTTGACTGTCTTGGTTTCGGTGAGCATTGGCGTTCCCTTTCGTTGATTGCCATCTGTATATCGCCAATCTACACATGGACACTTGAGCCGTCAACCCACAATCTTTCGGATTTTCTTGTCCACCAGTTATCCACAATCTGGGCCTACTCGCACATTTCGGCATTCAACGCATACCCCGCCACATCCACCAGGTTATCCCGCTTCTGCCGGTTGGCGTCCCGGCTGATCTTCTGGAGGATGTTCAATAGGCAGACCTGCCGGGGCGTAATGGGTATGCCAAGGTACGCGGACCACATGGCGGCGGTACGGGTATGGTTGACCTTAGGAGGACCGTAGAACGCCCTACGATCGCCCAGGACCACCCCGGCAGCCTCTTCCAGTATGTTCGCCGGATCGGTGATGGGCTCGCCTGTCAGGGCGTCGATGACCGGCATATCGAGTTCGCGGGCCATCGCCACTTCGAGCCTTGCCCCCTTGGAGTCCTTCCAGCCGGGGAGCAGGGCCACTATGTCCGCTTTCATCACTTGGGCGAGGTCTTCCCGCATGTAGGCGGATCGGGGTAGGTCGGTTCGCCCCCCGAAGTTCTCGGCTGGATTGAAAACTGTGAATCCTTTGGATCGCCAGTCTTCGGCTGCGGCATTGAACGCCGGGAAGTTGAAGTCTGGGATGCCTGTCATGGGGCCGGAGAGGTAGAGGGTGGGCATGGGTTCCACTATACCCATTTCAACCGGCGACCAGCCCCAGAGCGTAGCGAAGCCAAAGCGTAGCGTAGCGGCGGGGCGGTGGCATGGAACGAAGTCCAGCCCCCGGAGCCGCAAGGCGTAGGGGGCGGTGTTCAACCCTGTGCGCGGATGCATTAGGGCCGTAGGGTGGTGTCTCGTTAGCACAGACTCCCCCCCACCACCGGCGACGCTACCGCATTAGGTGCGTCCGCGACGCCTTAGGTGCGGGAGCGTAGCAAGTGTGTCAAGTTAAATCAAGGGGGGGCCGGGGGGGATCGCGGCGGATTGTGCGTTTCGAGGCCGAGAACGCCGATAAAAAATCTTCGGGATGTGGTATAATGGGATCATGCACCGACGAGAACTGATCTCCGAATCAATCGCCTGCCGCACCTATGAGGTTGTGCCGGAAATGCTCCGGGAGGCGGTTCGGCTTGGCAAACTGTCGGTGGTGGTCCGCAATGGCCGTAGGTATTACGACCCCAAGCAAACCGATGATTGGTACGACCGGAGCGGGCTAGAAGCGGAGTCGGATGTGCGTTATCGGCGGCGGGTAGAAAAGTTCTACCGTGACAACCCGCATTTAGACCCCGAAGTCGATCCTCCGTTTTGACGCTGTGGAAAACTTTGGTTGGGTTGACACCTACTCGGAAGTCTGTAGATTGCGGGTATGCGTATACCCCTCAACCCGTCCTCGGTCGATGACTACCGCCTGTTCCTGAAAATCAAGACGCTGCCCAAGTACGAGTTCGAGGGATTCGATGCCCTTGTGCCGGACGAGTACGCGGCGATGATGGGACTCGGGGCCGATGACCGGGTGGATCTGGATTACACCCCGTCCGAGTTCCTGTTTGACTATCAGGCCGACATTTCCCGAATGGCGATCCACAAGCGGAAGTTTTCGGTGTTCGCCGATTGCGGGCTGGGTAAGACCTTCATCATGGCGGAGTTTGTGCGCCACGCCCGCAAGGCGGTCGGACGGCGGAAGGTGCTGATTGTGTCGCCGCTGATGGTGGTCGATCAGACGATGGCGGAGATTGCCAAGTTCTACGGCGATTCCTTGCCGGTCGAGAAACTGACCGCGAAGCGGCTGGGGGCGTGGTGTTCATCGTCCGGCGGCGGCGTCGGGATCGTGAACTATGACGCTCTGGATGACGATGTGCCGCAGGGGAACCTGGGGGCGTTGATCCTCGATGAGTCGTCGATGCTCAAGAGCCAGTACGGCAAGTGGGGCCAGACGTGCATCCGGCTGGGTCGCGGGCTGGAATGGAAGCTGTGCCTGACGGGAACGCCCGCGCCAAACGACCGGATCGAGTACGGCAATCATGCTGTGTTCCTCGACCAGTTCCCTACGCTCAATGCGTTCCTGGCTCGGTTCTTCGTCAACCGTGGGCAGACTGATAACCGATGGGAGTTGAAGTCTCACGCCATCGAGCCGTTCTATCGGTCGCTGTCTCACTGGTCTATTTTCTTGACGAATCCGGCGACCTACGGATGGAAAGACAACACCTGCAATATCCCGCCGATCCACGTCCACATTGATCGGATCGACATGACGGGCGAACAGTGGGAGGCCATGCAGGACGAGACTGGCAATCTGTTCGCTACGGGTGGCGGCGGGATTACCCAGAGAACACGGATGGCGCGGATTGCCAAGGGGACCGGCGGCATTGCCACGAACAAGCCGCAGCACATTCTCGGGATGGTCGAGAAGTTCGCACCGGAGTCGGTGATTATCTGGTGTCTCTACAACGAGGAACAGGACGGGCTGGCGAAGCTGATGCCGGACGCGGCGAACATTTCCGGTGACACCCCGCACGAGCGTCGTCTGGAGCTGGTCGATGACTTCAAGGCTGGTCGGCGTCGGGTGCTGATTAGCAAGCCGAAGATTCTGGGGTTTGGGTTGAACTTGCAGATTGCTACGCGGCACATTTTCAGCGGGTTGCAGGACAGCTACGAGAGCTATTACCAGGCCGTCAAGCGGTCGAATCGGTATGGGTCCACGAAGCCGTTGAACGTCCATATCCCGATCACCGAAATTGAACAGCCGATGGTGGCGACGGTGCTGGAAAAGGCCAAGAGGGTTCAAGCCGATACCGAGGAACAGGAACGCATCTTCCGTAACGCGATGATTCAGAAGGGAGACAGTCGATGATTGCTGACGGTGAACTGTATGACGTGCATCTGGGCGACTGCATTACGCACATGGCCGAGATGCCGGAGGCTTGCGTTGATTTCTCGGTGTTTTCCCCGCCATTCCCGGCGTTGTATGCGTATACGTCTGAGGCGGCGGACATTGGGAACAGCGAGGACTTCCGGGGCGATACGAAGCTCCACTTATCGTTTTTCTACCGTCAGCTTGCGCGGATCGTGAAGCCGGGCCGCGTGGTCATGGTTCACGTCATGCAAATTCCGAGGCTCAAGCGGTCGGGTGAAGTGGGGTTGTTTGACTTCCGGGGTCTGAACATCAAGCTGGGCGAGCGTGCCGGTCTGGTGTTTGAGTATGACTGGTGCGTGCGCAAGAATCCACAGGCCCAGGCGATTCGGACCAAGAGCCGGGAGTTGCAGTTCTCGGGTTTGGAGTCGGATCGTGCCCGTTCGCGTGGTGCGTTGCCGGACTACCTCATCAAGTTCCGGGCTCCGGGCGAGAATGCGGTTGTGGTCAACTCGCCGGGTCAGGTGAGCCGCGAGAACTGGATTCGGTGGGCTGAGGCTTGCTGGGATGACATTCGGGAGACTGACACCCTGAACGTGTCCGAGGGTCGCGGCGAGGAAGATACGAAACACATATGCCCGTTGCAGCTCGAGGTCATTCGTCGGTTGACGATGCTCTACACGAATCCGGGGGAGTTGGTGTTCTCGCCATTCACCGGCATTGGGTCCGAGGGATACGTCGCGGTGAAGAATGGGCGTCGGTTCTACGGATGTGAGTTGAAGCCGGAGTACCACGCATGCGCATTGAAGAACTTGGGCCGTGCCGAGTCTGAGCGTGAATCGGCGAAGCAGTCCGCGTTGTTTGCGGATGCTGTGGGGTAAATAAAAACCCCCCAATCCTCACAGACCAGGGGGCGGAAGGGGAACAGTCGGGGTTATTGGGGGAGCTCGTCCCGTTCGATGCGGGACTTGAAGTCTTCGAGAAGGTCGGCGATGGTGGGGTTATAAGCCCTCAAGTTGCGGGCCACGCCATCAATCAGCTCATACTCACACTGAATGGTCATATGGCCGAGGTGGCCCGTGAACTTCTCGGTTCCAATGGTGATTTCGACTGTTCCGTCAGACCAGATAATGTCCATCGCATCCTCCTTACTCCCAGCGTACACACCTCGCCCAGTGCTTGCGGCGACGCCACCAGGGGCAGGCCCATGAACGCCACGCCAGCCAGTCGTCGTAGTTGACGGCATCGCCTTCTCGGCTAATAACCTGATAAACCTCTCGGTCAAAGACAAAGATAATCGTCTTGGTTCGGCCGTTCCTTGTCCACACCTGCCCCGGCTGCGGGTTGCGAGGGTCGGCGGTGTCGAGACGAGAATATTCTTGCATAGTGGCGTTCCACTCTTCTTGCGTGCAGTTAACAAACACGTTGAAGTGTGTCACTTCCCCTCCCCCACAATCGCCTCGGCGGCGGAGATGATGGCGTCAGCGAAAAGCTGTTTACACCACAGGCGATAGCCGGGAGTGTTGTGGACACATGCCAGCCCGTCGGTTGAGCGGTCGAGGCTAAAGCCGCGATTCACCAGCACCTGAGCCATGTGGCCGATGTGGAGGTCGAGGGCGATGCGGTAAGAATCCCATGTGCCACTCCCAAAAATGTAGCCCAAGACTTCTTCGGCCTTCTCGTGCTTCCACTCCCCTGGCAACTTCTCAATCCGGGCAAGAAACGCGGCGACTTCGGTGGTGTCTTTCGTCATCGGTCCTCCTGCAAAGCAAACTGGCGGGCGGCCTTTCGACCGCGAGCCAGCGACGAGGCCGGGAGCCAATCCCGCTAACCAACCATTCCTTAGGCCGAGCGCAGCGGCTGTCGGATGCCTTTGCTCGTCAATGCCCCGCGACCAGGTTCCCTAGTCCTAACGGGAGACTCACCCTCAACCGCACGTTGCCATGCGTACAGCGGGGCGAAGTGTTGAAAGCGTGCCCCCGTATTGAACGGGCCGTGGCATTTGGCTGCCTACTCCACCTTGCGGTGTCTCGGACTTCCACAGGTCACATGACCGTCAGCACGCAAGAACCCCTAGAACCTACACCGTCGCGGGGACGGGAGAAGGGCGGCTAGGGTTTAGAACAAACCCACCCCGCAGCGACGAGCCGGGGGGCGAGAGGCAAACCCACCGCCTAGCTACACACTAGACGATGAGGCAAATGGTCGGACGCTCAGTATACCCCCGCTCCCCAACTCCGCAAGTGGTGGATAACCTGTGGAAAAGAATCTTGGGGATTTTGTGACTTGACGGCTAAAGGGGAGTGCGTAGACTGCCGATATACAAGTTGACAGCAACGCAAAGGAGCCCGACGATGAAGACCATGACCCTGACCGTTAGCCCGAAGGTTGCCAAGATGCTCAAGACCCGCAAGCTGGCCGAGAGCCAGATCAAGGGGACGTGGGCGTACGAGCAGCGCCGGGCCGCCGTGGCGAAGAGCCTTGGCGTCAAGATCAAGTAACCAACCAACAAGATGCCCCCGCGTGGCTGTCACCACCGGGGGCGGGTCACCGCTGAAAGGAGCGACGACGATGGATACTAGCAGTAAGACGACGAACAGCAACGCCCAGCCGGGCTTTACGCCGGGGCCGATTGAAGTCGCCTGCACGCAACCGAGCGTGGCCGAGCTTGAGGCCCGTATCGCGTACCTGCGCGGGGTCAACGCCGACCTTTGTGCGGCCATCTCGTGGTATGCGGATGAACGCAACTACGACACCAAGGGCGCTCCGTTCGACAGCAACGGTCGGGAGTGGGGATCGAAAGCCCGCCTCGCCCTCGCCCGTGCCCGTGGAGGTGCGGCGTGACGCGCATTTCCCTTTACTGGCCCGACACCAGCACAACGCTTTACTTCGAGCGGTGGGATTCTGCCATGCGTCGGCTTCCGCAGATTCTTGCGGGCAACCACTTCCGCGAGAAGTCAAGGGTCATCGAAAACGGACACCACAGATACGAGGGTGATGCGTGGTTTGGCCCTCTTGAGGTTGTGGTTAAGAAGATTGGGGGTGGCGAGTGAAGAAGCTGAACCGTGTAATCGCCCTCGCCGGCGCTCTCCTCTTCTTCCTCGCCGCCGTCGCCCTCACTGCCCCGCTGCATGGCTGTGCCCGTACGGGGCGGGCTATCGGCAACCTGATCGAGAGCGTTGGCCGGGACTTTTCGGACACTGTGGACAAGTTGGCGGGGCCGGAGAAGCCGACCGCCGTTGCGAAGAAGGATGGTGAGTGATGCCATACAAGGTCAAACCACATACGAACCACTCATGGAATGTTGGCCCGCTGAACATCACGCGGTCTATCGGGGGCCAGACTGCCAAGGTCGAGCAGTACAAGAACGCAACGTCTAAAACGCTGGTCTATTCAACGTCGGTCCCGTGGCAGGACTGGAGCGAGTCGGGCATCCGAGAGCTAGCAAATAGGTTTATGGCGGAGGCGGTGCAATGAGCGATGCCATCTATTTCTTGGGTATCTGCGTGATTGCTGGGTGCAGCATCATCGCGTCACGGCTACCAAGCCCCGACAAGCCCCAGGCCGTGGCAGCGAAGGAGGCCCCCTAATGGAAACTCCCCTCTACTTCATCGGCATCTGTGTCTTGGTTGCCGGGGCCATGATCGCCGCCCAGGTCCGGGGCGGGTGGAAGGGTGGTGACGAGTGAACTACCACGACCTTCCCCTCACCGAAGCCGAAATCTGCCGCCTCATCCTCGCCGAGCAGCGTGTGAACCGTGAGCGTGAGCGGTTCAGGAACATGGGCAAGCCGAAGGGCTTTACCGAACCGCGTGCGTTGCTGTGGCCGCATGGGTATACGGAACAAGAGCATCGGAAGCGGCTGGATCGAATCTTGGCTGATATTGAAAGGGTGAAATGATGGCGAAGTATCGAAAGAGGCCTGTTGTTATCGACGCGATGCAGTGGGACGGCACAAACCAGTTCGCGCTCATGCGATGGAGCGAATCATTTGGCGGCAGCACAGAATGGCGGTTCAGCGGCAGCAATATCTATATTAACACGCTGGAAGGTGATATGCGAGCAGATGTCGGCGACTGGATTATTCGCGGCGTCAAGGGCGAGTATTACCCTTGCAAGCCCGACATCTTCGCGGCCACCTACGAAACGGCATAACGAAATCCTTCCTTGACGGGGGAGGGCTGTGTTTGCGCACAGCTCTGTGTCGCCAGCGAAGGCCGACGGCACAGATTCAATGAACTAACCCCACCCTCCCGCCCCCTGACCGGGGCGCGGGGGATTGAACGAAAGGAGATGGACGTGAGCGACATACATTGCGAGTCTTGCGGCCAGTGGTTGCCAGCGATCGTAGACCGCATGAATACATGGTGCAGGGAGCAGGGCGTGGCGGAGTTGAATCCGTGGGACTGGAAGGTTGAGAGCGTCCACCGCCACATCAACTACATGCACGGGGCGATCAACGGACGCTTCCATGACAGAGAGGAAAAGTCCTCCTCCTCCCACGCCCGCCTCGTGGCAGCGGCGAGGAGTGCCCTTGAGTCAATTGAACTGGTCAAGGCCGAGTGGGTATCAAATGACATTCTGCGAGGTCAGTTTGATGGGTTCTTTTATGGTGTAGAAGACTCCATCCGCACCGCCCTCGCCGAAGTGGAGGGAGCGTGATGCAACCCAACCAACTCCGCAACCTCCAAGCGAGCGGCGTGTGGCCGGAGGGCGTGCTGCACACCGGACTCGCCTTTGTCTACACGCGACGCCAAGACGTTGAACACCTGCCAGACGAACACGCCGAGGCTCTTTTCATCGTCGCCATGCTGGACAGGCTGCCGGAAGGCTGGACGATTGGGCCAGAGCGTGACTGCTGGTACGTCACAAGGCACGATCGGCTTATTGGCGGCGAGGACGTTTGCAAGCACCCCGACATGTTCCTCGCCCTCTACACCGCCCTGGTATCCGCAGGCATCGTAAAGGAGCAAGCATGACCGCACGCGAAGTTTTCGAGCAGAGCAAGGGGATGCCGTGGGCTGATCCGCTCTTGCGATGGGAGGACACGCGGTTCATGTACGACGGCAACCGCGACGGATGGCCCAAGAACTGTCACACTTCCCTCGCCGAAGCCGCGATGATGCGGGGGATGGTGGAGTGGTTGCTAAACAGCAGCCGAGAAGTGGCGATGGAACGCATGAGTGCCTCACACAATCTTGTTGCTGTCGAGGATATGCGGGGGCACAACACAGACACCCTCCTCGAATCCCTCCTCCTCGCCTGCCAGTCGCTTTACAACGGACGGAAGGAGGGGGGCGAATGGGTGATGACAAGGTGAAATGCCCCGAGTGTGGCGGACGCCACGATGATCCCGACAGCATGGGATGTTCGCTCTGCAACTGCCGCTTCTGTGGTGGCCGCGGAATGATCCCGAAGAAAGAGGCCGACGGGTACGCTAAGTGGCTGGCAAAGCGTGAGCGTGAACGGATCGCTTGGCAGAAGAAGCAAAAGAAAGGAAGCCATGCCCACCACTAACCCATCACCGGCGGCGAGAGAGGCGGTGTTGAAATCCGGCAACTGCAATCGCTGTGGCGTGTTTCTTCCACAGGTCAAACGAGGGAGATACATATGCCTTGAGTGCAACAGGCTAAGAAAAAAAGAATGGGAGTTGCATAGGGCATCGCTCGGGCTTCCTCCTTGGGTTAAGCCGCGCGATTACTCTTCTCCATCTAGAAAAGCCAGAGAGAAGGAAAGGATTGTTTCTGGAAAAGCGGCAGAATATGCCAGGCGCGTACTAAAGACCGAAGAAGGCAGGATGAAAGCATCGGCCCGCAGCAAGGCCAAAAACGCGGTCGCTCGCGGTCGATTGGTTCGACAAGAATGTTATTGGTGTTCTAATCCAAATACCGAGGCCCACCACCACGATTACTCCAAGCCCCTAGATGTTCAGTGGCTTTGTCCCGCTTGCCACAGTGCGACGCATTCCGCCGAACGCTTCAACGAAAAAGCAGGATTGTTAGAGGCACTGGCAGTAATGGCGGGATTTTGGGGAGAAAGGTAAAACCTCTGCCCAGGCAATCCTTGGTATCTCTGTAACCCATGAAACTCCATCACCTTAACCTGTCACCAAACGAAAAACTCCGGCTGCACAAGGCAATCGGAGCTGTAGAAAGGAAGCGGACAATGGCGAAGGACTTACAGGAATCAATCCGGGAACTTGACGCGATGATTGGCGTGCTGATCGAACAGAAGACAGCCGGTGCCAAGGCACTTCAACAGATCATCGACGCGGCGGACTATTCGACGGCGGATGAACTCCGGTCGATGGCCGTTCGTGGCCTGCACTCAATCACTTCCATTCCAACAGTGTCGCGGCAGAGTCGGCGGGAACGCAACCAGACGCCTGCATGAACTGGTAGACGCTAGCTCGGTCGCCAGCCTTCCAGTTGGAACCGTGACAATAGACGTATCGAACCGCACCCTTGACCAGAGCATCATCGACGGCGGGCAGAATCCGCGTCAGGTTCACGTCATCGGCTGCGGACTTCTCGGGACCACCGCGCGCCAGTTCAAGCTGGGCCATGTTCAGCAGGAAGAATCGGCGGTCATCGTCGGACAGTTCAACGGGCAACTGGCCCTCGGTGAGAAGGGCAATGTCATGGATACGCTCATCGGCCCGGATGGCATTGACCATCGCGGTTGCGGCCTTTGTATCGGTCTTGACGATGTACGAGAACGCATCCAGACCGAACGCATGGACGCCCAGCGCCGACCGACACCACGCCAGATCATCGACGATGCGGGAAAAGTCGCTATTGGCGTTGAAGTAGAACATGACGTCCATGCCCAACGCCCGGACTTTGGCGAGGAAGTCGCGCCATGACCGAATCATGATCGGGGTCCAGTTTTTCTGGACGATGCCAAAGTTGAAGTACCCCATGTTTTCCTGGTTGGTCGGGTAGTAGATGCTGCCCGGCTCCCACAGGCCGAGAATCTTGTAGCCAGCTTCGGCCATCTTCTTGGCGTGGTCGTACAGGGCGGAATCCCAGCCGAACTCAGGCAGCTTGAGATAGTGCGGATCGCCCCAGCCGTGCGGGTTGTCTGCCTTGACGTAATGGGCTCCCGACACTTCCACCACCGCCATCGGCTTGTTGCGGAAGAAGTCGAGCGACTTGTGGACGGACGGCTTCTGGTTGTTGCGGCCTACTCGGAGCATTGATAATCCCTCTGGTGTTCGCGGAGCCATTCCTGGATGTACGGGTCGGATTCCAGAAGTGTCCGCAGCTTGTGTGTCGCCTTCTTGATTTCCCATTTCACTTGGGCAGTTGTGATGCCCATGTGTTTCGCAATCTCCGGGATAGACATGATGGCGCACGTCTCAACCAAACCCGGCGGCACATCATAGCGGCGTTTCATGCAACGGTATGCGTTTCGTCGGCGCTGGTGGGCGCTGATGAGCATCCGAATACTGGACGGGATACGACCAGCAAGGGCGGCGATTCTGGTGGACGGCATACCAGCCTTGCGGAGCCGGTCGATTACTTCGGTCTGGGCTTCCAGCGGTCCGCCCTTCCCCTTGTGTTTCCAAAGCTCGCCCCAGTCGTAGCCGAGTGACTTGGCGACGTACAGGGCATAGCGGGCATCGTCAGTGTGGCGAAGGTGGGCGGGAATCTGAAAGGGCGAAAGCTGTTTGATTCCTTCCTGCGTGGATTTCTTTCGGCGTGCGCGTCCCCTTGCTCGCTCGGCTTGATAGCGGCGTTCGTTGGCAAGAACGCAGACGTTTTGCTGGTTGAGCCCGGTGATACGCGAAACGTCGGAGCAATACAGGCCCTCTGCCAGCATCGCGGAAACGACCATCCGGCGACGATTGAACGCTTCGCCGTGCATCCGATTGGCCCAGAATGAATCCCACTCCAAGCCCCACGATTCGATCATCGACCGGGCGGCTTTCGTAGCCTTTGCCCTCTGGTCGTCAGTTACCTTTCTCAAAACGGAATCTCCTCTTGCTCCTCTGGCGGGTGCTGGTAGTCGGGTTCGGGTAACACGGGAACCTCAAACGACGGATCGGGCGCAACCTGTTCAGTAATCAACGGGCGGGCATAGATGGGTTCGTTGTGGGCGAAGAATCGGGTGATTGATCCCTCGAAATGGACGCGGACGTTTCCGATCGCGGTCACTTTGGATTTGAGTACGCACAAGTAGGACTCGGATTGGATGTTGGACCATTCCTGCGGCGTCATTCCTGGCGTCTGTTCCGCTTTCAAGCCGGGGCGGTGAATGGCAATCGTCATGTCCGAAGTCTGGTCGATTGCGGCTGAGCCGTAGGCATCGGACTTGCGCGGGAAGCGGCTTTCGGCGGTAGCGGCCTTTGTCATTTGGCAGACTGCGATGATGCCGATGTGGTGACGCACCTTCAAGATTTGCAACCGGCGGCAAATGCTGGCGATGTGGGCCGATTCTGTTTCCTTCGGGTTATCACTGGGAATGTTCTGGATGTAATCGACCACGAACAGCTTGTGACCCTTGACGGCAAGGGCGGCAATCCTGGACTCCATCGCGTCAATCGTCAGGTTCTTTTCAGCGAAACGGAGCGGCACGGTCTTGGCACGTCCCATCGCCGCCACTACCCTCGACTTCGCTTCCGGCGAGTGGAACGTCTCGCCACGCTGGGCCATGCGGTTGAGCGGGACCATCGAATCGGCGGCAAGCAGGTTGCGGGCGGACGACTTCGCCCCGACCTCGAAGCTAAACACCGTTGCCGGTATCTGGTTGATCGCGGCGGTTCCGTAGGCAATCTGACAGGCGAAGGACGATTTGCCCGATCCCGGTTCACCCATGACGTACACCAGGCCGGATTGCGGAAGGCCGCCGATAAGCGAGTCGTAGGGTCCAAAGCCCGTTTGCCATACGGTTGGCCGCCCCTGTTCAAGCTCGGCGTAGACCTCAAGGGCGGTATCGGCGTAGTCAGCCAGATCATCGGTTTCGACGGCATCCGCGAACACCTCGGCCATCAAGCTGGCGGACTTGGCGAGGGCGGCGTCGGGGTCGTCTTTGTGGCCCGCATGGATGGATTGGGTGGCCGCGTCGATTAGGCGGCGGACCTTCCAGCGGTCAACTACAACCTTGGCATAATGGGCAAATGAGGCGGACGAGGGGGTAGCTTCAAGCAGCCGGGCGAGGAAGTCAGGACCCCCCACATCCTCGGCCACACCGGCGGCCTGTAGGTAGGCCAGGACTTGGACGGCATCGACTCCCCCCGTTTCGCCGTGAACGTCCCTAATGGCATCGTAGACGGCTCTATGGGCCTCCCGGTAGAAGGCGTCGGCGGGGACCATCTGGCAGGCGTCGGGGATAATCTTGGGGTCGATCAGCATGGCCCCGAGCAAGGCCATCTCTGATTCGATTGAGTGGGGAGATGGGGTGTTTAGGAGTTGCTGGATGTTCACCCCTGCCACCCCGCTTCCCAAAGCCCTTCGACCGGCTTACTGATTTTCTGAGTTTCCGATTTTCCGACTTCCCATTCGGCGGGATCGTCCTCCCACCGGCCCTTGTTGAACCACGTTGCCGGGTGGGGGATGTATTGGCGTTCTCGCGTTGTGACTTCCCCGGACTTTGCGTAGGCGGACGCTGCCCGGTACAGAATGGCGTAGGCGTCGCGTTCGATGCTGCCCGCTTTCATCAACACCTTTGCCGCTTTGTGGATCGCTTTCAGGGCGTCTGGTTTGCCCACCTTGCGGGGATAAGCCTTGTAGACAGCGAGGGCCATTTCCTCGGGGCTATTGGGCATGGGGGATCGACAATACCCACGGTTCCAGCCGGATGCAAGGCCCAAGATTCCGACTGGACGTTATCCACATGGATTCCACCGCCGATATTCCGGCTTGACGTGGCGCGCGTGGTGTGTATATTCGGGGTCTACGAAAGGGGAACCAATGAAGTCGATCGAAGACAACCTTGCCGAAGCCCGCGCCGCCCTCGACCGCGAGGAAGAAACGCGGGCGATTGACATGGCCCTCGTGAGTGCGGGGGCTCGGTACATCTGCGCCGGTCGCGTGCTGGTGCGGGATGCGATGAACAAGATGCCGGATAAGTCGGCGCTGGATTGCTGCTACTTGCTCAAGCAGCAGTACCCCAAACTTTTCTATGGGGACTGCCAATGACACTCACCCCAGAACAGAAGCAAGCCCGGCGCAAGCGGATCGGTGCATCCGACATTTCCGCAATCGTGGACTACTACGGCCCGCAAGAATCGCCGCACTACGTCAAGTGCAATCCGTTCAAGTCGGCGGCGGACGTATGGGCGTTGAAGGTGTTGGGGGCGGATGAGGAGGCTGGTGAAGCGGCGGACATGGGAACGCGACTTGAGCCGGTGATCCTGCAATACGCTGAGGATACCATCGGCTATTCGCTGGACCGCAACATCGAACGCCAGGCTTCTCCCGTTGTCGTTGCCACGCTCGACGCCATCACATCGCCGGGTGGCATCCCGATTGAGGCGAAGTCTGTTGGCCCTCGTTCTCCCGTACTTCACGAGTTTGGAGAGGACGGGTCCGACTTCGTACCCAACTGCTACCTCTGGCAATGCCAAATCGCAATGGCCGCGACCGATGCGGAAGTATGCGAACTCTTTGCCATGATCGCGGATCGCGGTTTCACGCCATGCCGGTTCACGATCCGGCGGCACGACACGCTCATCAAGAAGGCCCTTGGATACGCCGAACGCTTCTGGAATGAACACGTCCTGACCGGACAAGCCCCCGAAGGATGCGAACCGGCTAGCCTTGCGGCGCTCAAGAAGGTTCAGCGGGTCCACGATAAGACCGTCGAAGTGCCCGCCGAACTGGTCGAACAGGTCCAGACCCTGCGCCGACTGGCGAACGCCACCGCGAAGGAAAAGGAAGCCGCAGAGGCCCGCTTGCTGATGGCTCTCGGAGACGCCACATGCGGAACCTGCGAACTCGGCACGGTTGAGATTGTGACGAGCAAACGCCGTGGCTACACCGTCGAAGATGGAGAGACGACAAGGCTTGTGCTACCGAAAACGAAAGGAGAAGTGTTGATTGGCGACTGAGACTAAACAAACCACCGACCTTGCGCCGAAGCCGCAGCTTCACATCGGCGAACAGGGCATCAAGCTCTCGACGCTAGATGAACTCCACCGCTGGGCCAACATGGTAGCGGGCACGCCGTTCGCCCCAAAGGGAATGGGAGCCCGCGAAATCATGGTTGCCGTGACCTACGGGGCCGAACTCGGCCTGACACCGCACCAGTCCATCCAGTCGGTTGCGGTCATCAACGGACGGCCCACGCTGTACGGCGATGCCCCGCTTGCCTTGATGAAGGGCTCGGGCATGCTGGAGGACATCGAGGAGTATTTCGAGGGCGAAGGCGACAAGCTGGCCGCCGTGTGCATCATCAAGCGGAAGGACCAGAAGACGCCGCACACCCATCGCTTCTCGGTCCAGGATGCCAAAGACGCCGGGCTGTGGGGCAAGGCTGGTCCGTGGAAGCAGTACCCGAAGCGGATGCTCCAGATGCGGGCGCGCGGTTTCTGTGGCCGAGACGCCTTCCCCGATACGCTCAAGGGCATTGTGTTCGAGGACGAGGCCCGCGATACTGAGGCCCGCATCGAACACATCCGCAAGCCGGGCCAGTCGGCGTCCGAATCGTTGGCGGAGTCGTTTGTTGAGATTCCCGACGCTCAGCCGACCACAATCGAGCAGCCTTCCGATATGCTCATTAACACAGGAGAGGCGAAGTGAACGGAGCGGCCCATGTTTCAATCGTTGGAACCGTGACGCGCGACCCGGAGATTCGGCAAGCCGGATCAACAAACGTCGCGGGGTTTGGAATCGCGGTGAACAAGAAATACAAGGACAAGGAGAGTGTCAGTTTCTTTGACTGCAAGTCGTTCGGCAAGACGGCGGACGTTATCGGCCAGTACGTCAAGAAGGGTTCGCCGCTATATGTCCAGGGCGAACTCGTCCAAGAGAGTTGGACCGACAAAGAGGGCCAGAAGAAGTCCAAGATCGTTGTCATCGTTAACTCGTTTACGTTCCTTCCGAGCAAGAAGGACGCGGAACCGAAGCCGTCTTCACCGCCCGATCCGGCGCATTACCAGCCCGTCGGCGAAGAAGACATCCCCTTCTAGTCTGCCACACCCCCGCTGGTCGAAAGGCTGGCGGGAGTTTTAAGGAGAGTTACCATGCTCAATCAATCGACAAGCTATCCGCACTGGACCGAGTGCTATGGCAGCCACATCATCGGCGAGGCGAAGGCGGAGGAGCCGTACCCGAGGGTGTATCGCCACCAATACGGTACGTTCGTTGTCAAGAACGAGCGCGACTGCTCTGACGTATTCAGTCCTCGCAACGAGTATTTGCACGATGCGGGGTGGACACAGGCAAGCTGCGAAGCTCAAGAGTGCCAGCTTCTTCCGTCCGGCCCCGAGGCCGCCGAGTACGTTGCTGCGGCGAGGGAAGGAAGGGACGCGGTGTGGCCGCCGAATGAGAGCGATCCGTGGCCGCATTGGTATCTGGATGACGGAGACGACTTTCTCGTTAGGCATGACAACGAGGTGAGTGGCGAGTGTTGGGAAATCTCAGGTCCGCACGCCGACGGCAATCCGTTTGCAACTGACCCAGAGGAAACAGAGGCGTTCCACAAGGCGCATGGCTACCGCCGCATCCCCTCCTCCGAAGCCACCGCCCTCATCGCCAAGTGGCAGGCCAAGCCCCAGCCCGCCCCGTTGCCGACGGCGGAGAGTGTCGCTGCGGAAGCCGCACAAGAGATTGCCGAGCAGTCGAAGACTGGGCCAAACCGTTACGAATGGCTTGGCACTGACCGCATTACCAAGATCATCGCCGCCGCTATCCGCGAAGACAGGAAGGGGAGGGGGGAGTGTGACGACGGGCAAGTTACCAGCGTCTACAACCGGCACTTGCAGAAGGAGCCTGTGTAGTTTCCTTGATTATCAGTTTTCCGGCGCAAGAAAATCACACCAAACTGGAAAGGCAACGCGATGGGCAACACGTGGCCGTTTGTAGTGCAAGAAGTGGCGTCTGGGTTCGGCGCGTCCTACTGGGTCGCCATCGACCCCACTACCGGCGTGTGCTGTCCAGGACGACACGACCGCGAACTTGCTGAGGCCGACCTTCGGGCGCTCAATGCCGCGTTTGATCTTGGCCGGTCGTTCTCGGATTCGCAGCATGAGATTTCTCGGCAGCTCTGTGCCAAGCCGGAGGTTAGTCAGTGACCTACGCCGACCTTATCTCGGTTCTCACAGTGTCGCTCCTATTCGACCCAGTCGGCTCCTGCACCGGCGACGTGAACGGCGACCGCCGCGTGGATGCGAGGGACCTGTCAACGCTCGTCGCCAACTACGGCAAGGAACCGGCGCGGTGGGTGGAGGGTGACGTGAACGATGATGGGAGGGTGGATGGGGCTGACCTGATTGTTGTTGTGGAAACTTACGGATGCCGGGAGTTCTAACCCCTCCCGCGAAAGGAGCGAGTGATTGCATCGAAAGGGGCGAAGCGAGCCGTACTTGTGCGGGTTCAAGTACCGGAACTCAACTAGGACCCGCTACAGCATCGTCTATGCCCCGTGCCGAAGGGCGGCGATGCTTCTCACCCCGCAGGACACAGAGATTGTGTTTATCAGCATGATTGACGGGCGAAGCGAGGACATGGTTCACTCGCTGTCGGAGTTCATCATCGACCGTATCAAGGCTGGGAAGTTGATCGCAGAACTAAAGGAGCCCACCCCATGACCACCACATCACTCGCGGCGAGGTTGAGGGAGTTGAAGGAAGCGAACGACAAGGCAGAGAGCGAGCAGTTCGAGTACGACGAAGGCGGCTACGACGATGCCTACGTTCACGCCTACCACACCAAGCAGGAACTAGACGACTTCATCCATGACAACCTCCCCGCGATCCTCGACGCGATGGAGAGGGGGGAGATGGCGGAGAAGCACTTGCGCGATTGTCTCGATTCGCTTGATGATGGTGTCCCAGTCTTTGTTCACGCCCACGCGCACGGACTGGTTTACAGAGGTCGCGCGGTAGACGCATTGGCTATTCGTGCATGGCTTGACAAAGCCGCCCTCGCGCCGCGGGCGGGGGGAGAGTAGATGACCATCCGCACCCGCTTCGGTCTAGCCAACACCGCCGACGTACAGAAGGCCATCGGCAACGACCTGTCAGCCTTTGCCGCCAAGTTCCCGGACTACTCGAACCACGAACGACCGGACGCTCCAGGATTCGCCGTGCCCTGTAGCTACGTCTACAGCTGGTTTGGGCAACAGAATGTCAAGGTGGCCTATTCCGACGGGGTGATTACACTGAATCCCGTTGACGCCGTGAGCGACATCCAGTAGATTGGTGGTACTATGTCCAAGAATCAGATTCGGGTATCAATCCAGCGGGCGTTCCGAAAGAGCGACAAGAGCCTTCGGGAAATCGGAAAGGAAGCGGGCGTGAACTTTCAGCATCTAGGCCGGTACATTGCGGGTAAGCCGGTTGGCAATCGGGGCGTCCCGGACATGCCCACCGAGAAGGCCCACCGGGTCATGGAAGTATTGGGGGTGAAGATTGGCGAGTAACGCATGGCAGGAAGGGTTCGACGCTCACCACGATTGGAGCCATCAAGCGGCTGACAAGCAGGGTCCGATGCCGCACTGCCCTTACAATGCCCTGAGCCAGAACGGCAAGGACTGGTGGGCGGGTTGGACCCACAGTGAACTAGAGGATAAGTGCCGCTACGAAGAGAAGGACTCTCAGGCACTACTCACGGATGAGGATGGGGCGTAAGCCCTATCGGGCGTGGGCATGGTCGTACGGGAGAGCCGTATGCGGGTCGAACTACCCCATGAAACACCCTTAAGACGGGTTACACCGTCCGCCCGGTTTACACGATGAATAGCAGAGACAAGGGCAAGCGTGGCGAACGTGAAGCTGCCGCCGCAATGGTCGAGCATCTTGGGTGCGAAGCCCGGCGCGGGGTCCAGTTTCAAGGGGGCCAAGACAGCCCCGACGTTCGCCATTCGATCCCCGGCGTACACGTCGAGGTGAAGCGGACGGAGACATTCAACGCATACAACGCGGTCGAGCAAGCGATACGCGACGGGGGCGGCAAGGTTCCCGTTGTGTTGCACAAACGAAATCGAGGGGAATGGCTGGCGGTAGTTCCGCTGGCAAGGCTCAAAGAACTATCGAGGTTGATCCATGAAACTCAGAATCAAGCCGTGTGACCCGATGACCACCGACGCCTACAAGATCGAAGGTTATTCGGTCACGGTACGCGACGAGAATGGGGTAGTTTGGGAGTCGGAGACGCCCGCCGATTACAAGTCGGGTGCTGACATTGATCCGGAAGTGCCCGAAGTCGGCGACTACGAGATTCACGTCTCAACGATCAGCACGCGACCCGGAGCTTTCCCGTCCCTGCCGTGGGTTGTCAAGGTGTCCAACGGCCAGATTACGCATCAGGAGCCCGGTAGCCGTCACTCACTGACGCCGATCATCCTGCCCGCCGTGGCGGGTGTCACCATCGAGGGGCATTCACCCGAACCGGAAGCAGTGGTGAAGCGTGGCCCTGGAAGGCCCCGGAAGATCGTACAAACTCAGACAGCACAGACCGCGCCGCAATCGACGTAAGCTCGCCCCGGTTCTCTACGCCCAGCTTGCGGTAGAGGCTCTGGCAGTGCATCCGGGTCGTGTTGATCGACGTGCCGCGAATGCGCCCGATCTGGTCGCGTGTGTGGCCGGATACGATCAGGTTGAGGACTTCGTTCTCGGCATCGGTGAGCCGTGAGTGGACGAACTTCGGGAACTCCGGCAACGCCGAACTGCCGTCAAAGTTGACGTTTATGGGTGTCATGGGAGCGTATACCCGATGGTGGTTCCGGTGGGGACGTATGGCCCGCGTCCGGCTGTCAGCATGATGACATCCGATGACAGCGTGAAGTCTGTACCGAGGTAGACCTGTGCCGTTCCTTCCATCGCCAGCGCCGTAATCGTGTACCCATCATCCGACAGCCGGTTATGGGTGAATGAACCCCGCGCCACAAGGCTCTGGATGGTCCCGGTGCTGTAGTTGTTCCAAGTGCCGCCGTAGGCGTTGATCGTGCCGGAAGTAGCCGTGCCCCGCGTAGTCAAGACGCCGGACTGCATGGCCGTAATGCCGCCTAGGTTGACCGACGTATCGAGCGACCCCTGTAGGGCCGTCAAGCCGTTGAGGGTGACGTTATCCTGAACTACGACCGTGGCCCTTGGACCAATCTGGGCGCTCGCGGAGATGGTGGTAGCGAGCGAAGTGGTCCCGAAGTTCGGATCGCGCAGGATGGTCACGTTGCCGGACTGGATGCCGTAGCCGGACAGGTTCGCCTTGCCGCAGAAGTAGAAGATGCCGGAGCCTTGGGGGCCGTCAGACACCACGAGTTCGGGGGCGGTTGCGCCGTGGTTCGCAACGTAGTCGGTCAGGGAGCCGCCCGCTTCGTAGATGATGAAGCTTCCCGAGGCGACGTTAATCTCAAAGTAGTTAGACGCCGTGCCAACCGGGTACTGGCGTCCGGGCCGGAAGTAGACGTTGCCGAGGATGACGGCCCTAAAGGTCGTCAGGCCCGCCGTGATGGCCGATTGAGCCCGGTCGTCGAATATCAGGTCGTCGCCCGCCGTGGGGACGCCAGAAGGCGACCAGTTGCCCGCAGTGCCCGCGTTGCCAGACAGAGAGCCGATCCATACCTTCGTTGCCATGATGCCCCCTAAGCCGCCGCGTTGGACCGCAGGCCGATAATCCACAGTATACAAGCCGCAGAGAACCCGGCCAATATATTGTGGTCTAAGTGTACCAACCCCACTAGCGATAGTGCCACATGGAACAATCCGAGCCATCCACAGACACAGACCCGGCAGACGTTCCAGCCCTTCCAGGCTTTCCCGGCCTTGGCGAGCAGGACCGCGAACCCCATGATCCCGGTGAGAAGTGCGAAGTATTCAACAGCCACAGCCGCCTCCCTCTTTCCAGCCGACGATTCGCCCGGATTCAACGATGATCGTACCCGCCGGGGTGGTTTTCTCGCTCTGGAACCTAGCCTCCGGGCACGAAAAGAGGGGCATTTCGTAGACTTGGCGGATGGTGAAGCCGGATCGCTTGCATCGGTCGTTGAGGGTGACGCCGGTTTGCCCCCCGAGCCTTGACCGCGTGGCGTGCGGGCATTGCGGGCAATGCTTTCGGCGGTCGGTGATGTATTGGGGGAGGTTCATGCGAAGGCGTTGAGTAGTCCGGGGCATGATGTGAGGCCAGAAAAAACCGTGCTGGAATAGATGGCTCTACTAAGTGTCAGCTTCCACGAGTTGCCGCCAAATGCTCCGGTGTATTCGTTGTCACCCGTTGAGATTGTCTCGGTGTATGGCGAGCATGTAAAACTGCTGGATGTGTCGCCAGACAAATCAATCGAAAACGGAATATCGCCGGTTCCTACTGTTGGCGAACCATTCTCAAATGATTTAGAAAACCGGATGCTGCCGTTGAATATGGAGTCCTCGCCGATGCCAAATCTGTAGCCACAAGAAACAGACCACGAAATAGCGATGCTGCTGAACTCTCTATTTGGAGAGTTGCCTTCTGTGGCGTACTGGCGAACCACAGCCGTTCCAGACGAGTTCCAAGCAAAACTGGCGGAGATTTGCCTGTCGTTTGACGGCGTTGCAAGAATGTCAACGCCCTGATAGCTAAATATGTACCTGCCGATGTTGTAGGTTGTCGGCGATCCGTCCACGATTCGCCATGTTGCCGACGAGTTTGTTTTGCTCGCGGAGGATGAGCACGTCAGCAATGGTCCTTGGCTGAGGCTATCGGATGGTGTTGCCGTAAGGTCGAAGTCTGTTGCAAGCGGACGAGCCGAAGCCTCTACCAAATACTCGTAGTGAAAGTTTACGAGTATGTCCATTTCATTGCTGCCGACTTTTGTTCCGCCAACGTCCCAGAAACATCCAACTGTGCCATATGTCGGACCAGAACAGCACGGGCTAGATGGCGTATCGCTACAACAATCACAATCCTCCGTTGCGTTCGCATCCGCCAACACCACATCCCCATCGGCGTCCTGGACGATGGTTCCATCGGAGTTGAGAAGTACCGTGTCCTTAGCCACGAACGCCGACCGTCCACCAGACCGCGCCAATCTGTGCCGTGCAGGTTCCCGAGCCTCCGGTATCGTTTACCACGGTACGGATATAGGCGTTCAACTGCGAACCGATCAGGAGCGTCGTGCCGTCACAGGTGAAGCTGTACGTCGCCCATGAGGTCGTGAGGCTTTGCGCCGCCGTGGAAACAATGTCGGACCCCACGCTACCCTGCAAGTCAGAGACGTACACCTGAGCGTCAATCTGCTGGGACGTGGCCGCGTTCGCGGACACCTTGGCGCGGATGTTCAGAACAATGTCCGCATCCGAAGCCGACTCGCCCGCGTCCGGGTCGATGCCACCGGGGTAGGCGTAGCCCTGAGGAAGTGTCAACTGCGGGAGAGCGAGAACGAGCGTCTTGGTGTTGTTGTTCGCACTGGCCGCCGCCCAAAGCTGCCCGCCGGATGACCAGTCGCCCGCCGTCCGTGCGCCCGTGTCACCGCTGACCTGCCCAATGTCCGAAAGCGGCATACCGATCGTGTTGGACTCAATCGGCATGTTGTTGGTGTTGAAAATAGCCATTTGACTTCCTTAGTCAATGATTCGTCCAAGGGTGACTTCGCCAGTCCTATCGGTAACGACATTGCCATACCGATCGGTCGCCACGGCTTCCGTAGCCGGGGCCTGTGCGGTTGCGAGACTGCGAGCAAAGAATATGTTACCCAGCCGGTCGGACACAGCGTTACCCAGCCGGTCGGTTACAACAAAGTTCGGAGTAAGGCCCGTTTCGACGCCGGTGCGGTCTTGGGCCAGGTTGCCATCCCGATCCGAAGTAACGTCACCCAGCCGGTCGGAAATGACCGACGTAAGCCAGAGGATATTGACTTCGGACGGCGTAGGACCGGCGCATTCGGCGGTGATGACCGGTTCGCCGACCATCAGGAGTTCGATTTCGGGGGTAGTCGAGTCGGTGTATTTCTTGACCCGGAACAGGGCTGGGGACGACACCGCCGCCGCCGTGAGCTTGACATTCGACGGGAAGGCCCGAAACGCTGGCGTCTTGGCGTTGCCAGCCGTGCCCATCGTCCACTGTGCCCCCGAGTCCGCGTCGATGGTGTAGGTGATGGCCGCACCCGTCGCCGCTGAACGGGCCGTCACCCGCCCGATCTGGACGTGTTCGGTCTGCTGTTCAGACTGGAGGATGACCCCGCCGCAGGCCGCAGGCATGACCCGGATAGCACCCGATGAGCGGATCATGGAGTCCGGCATCCGGGGCACAAGGCCGTAGATGGGATCGTTGAGTTCCTGATAGACCCGAGTATGGAATCCACCGATGCCGTCCAGAATCCATTCCGCAGTCTGGGCCGACTGGCTTGCGGTGTGGTCGATGATCCCGGCGAAGATGGCATCCATGGCGCCCGCCTTGAACCGGCGGTAGTAGGCCGTCGTCAGGTCGGTTGCGCGGGCATCCAGTTCGGTGTTGTTGATGATTGCACCTGACGACCCGCGAAGGGCCGGGGCGTGGTGCTGAATCCAATGCTGATTGCCAGACTTACCCGTAAGCCCAGCCGTGGTCGCGGTGATCCCCGACACGTTGTAATCGTCGGAACGCTCGATGCACGCCGCCGAGAAGCCGGGGAAGCTCACCTTTGTCGTGTTGGGGATTTCGTTGACAGACCAGATGGTTAGCGGGGTGATTTCGCGGAGATGGCCGGTCAGCCCGGCGGACACCGGGGCGTAGTACGCGCACCCGCTCACGAGCTTGCTGGAGTTGGCGACGATAAGCGCCGTCACCTTTGCCGCGTCGATGTAGTTGATTGCCGCCGAACCGGACAGACTCAGACCCAGGACGCGGCCAGTCTCGGCGCACATTTCGTCGATGAGCGAAGCAATCTGGACACCCTCGCCGATGACGTTGACCGGCTTTGATGTACCAGCCCACGCGCCGGAGATGGTAATCGTCTCCCCAAGGTTCGTCGCAAGGTCCGCGATAACTTGGTCATAGGAATACTGCGTTGAGGCGTCGATGGTGGTGTCGGTCAGGAACTTACACATTGCGCCCGCCGCGCGGACGTTGTAATCCCTCGTATTGCCCTTGCTCCAGTAGTACCGCTTATCGTGAACGGGAACGGCGTACAGCGACAAGCCTACCGGGTTATCGGGGTGACTGGCGTACTCGTCCGCCGCCGCGATGCGGTAGCCCTGAGCCCGCACAAACAGCGGCCTTGGCGCACCTAGCGACATGCTGGCAAGCGTGATCGTGCTGCCCTCGTCGCCCATGACGATTGAGCAAGTCGGAATGTCGGTTCCCGAGCCCGCGCCAAGGATGCGTTGCATCTGCCCGGAGTCGAGCAAGATAAGCCCGGTGGCGTATCGGTTGGCCCCCGTCGGCCAAGTGATGCGGTTGTAATCGGCGGGGTTGTACCCGGATCGCGTCAACGCCTCCCACAGTTCCGAACCGATAATCCGAATCGGGTACTTGTCGGACCCGATCTGGACGTAGGCGACTTGTCGGGCGTATCGGATGGTCAACGCTAAATCCGGTAGTTGCTGGGGACGGTCTGCTGTTCGATGAACTGCGGGAGGACGCTGGGATTGATCGGTTATGCCATCGTCGCGGACGGAACAAACACCGTAGCCGTCTGCGAACCAACGACCGTGTAGGCATCATCCCATTCGTTCGTGGACGGGTCGTAGGGCACAATCACGTCATAGGTGAAGGTGGCGGTGTATTTGTTTGTGGACGTGTTCGCCATCAGGGTTGGTTCCTGGAGGCTGATCCGCATGTTCTGAATCATGCCACGCCGCCCCGATCCGGTCCCCGACGCGATGCTCTGAATCGTCCCCAGCGACGGCGGAGAGTTCAACCGCGACACCGACCCCCACCGCTTCTCGATGACGCGCGGGGCTCCAACCTGCTGAATGACCGTGCCAACACTCGGATCGGCGCAGTCAATCACACAGAGGTTATTGTTGATTTCGGTGTCGAAGCCTTGGACAACCCCGACGTACATGGATGAGGTGTTCTGATCGGGCGCAACCGCAACCGGATCGCCGGTAATCGGGATAGGCTGATTGCTGCCCGTTCCGGTCTGTTGGGTGACGCTGATCGTCGTCGGCGTCGTCAGGCTCGTCGGCGAAATGCCCTCAACCGTCGCCTTCGTAAAGGCCGCAGCGTTCGCGGGGTTGCCGTCCACCGCAGAGTCAAAGATGGCCTGAGCAACCGCCCGGACGATGGCCGATCCGTAGGGCGTCGGCTGGGTGAACTGACCCGGAGACTGACCAGAAGGCCGTGCGTTCTCAAGCGGCTGAAAGAAGTTGCCCAGCCCCGTAATCGTCTGGTCCGCCTGCAACCCGTTCTTGGCGATGGCCTTGACGGTCAGCGTGATCTTGTTGGCAAACAAATCTTCTTCAAGGTCCGCCGACGTGACAATATCTCCATTGGCAACAGCGGAGTTGATGTTGATCCGCTTCGTCATGGCCATATACGCGGCATCGACTAGAGCGCCGGGGTAGGTGTTCTTGGCCCCTTCCAGCGTGATCGTGAAGTTCTTGATGAGGTTGGACCCCACCAGATTCGCGGAGTAGCTACCCGACCCGTACTGAGCAACGCCGGGATAAGGCCGATATTCCTCGCGGTCAACGATGGTGTATCGGATCGTCTTGGCGTCCGACGAAATCACGAAGTCCGCCCGTTCCCGCTTGAAGCCGAGGATGTACGGCGGATAGATGTATTCGCGGTAGAAGTCGGGATTGGTGGTATCGCCAACCGCCGCCTTCGTGGACAGAACCATCGTTCCGGTGACGGTTCGCGTGGTGTAGTTGTTGCGGTCAACGCTGAACGTCTGTTCCCAGCGATGCGACACCACAACCGCCTGAACGATGCCGGACGGGCCATAGTTTCCGTACTCTGTCCACTCAAACGTACCCGCGACCATGCACGTTACGCCGCCGAAGAACTGCGTCACCTGGATATTCTGCGGCTTCGGCCCGTTGTCAATGTCGGACGTGGTGAGGTTGCCGCCGGTCGGGGTGACTTCAATGTAATCGGTGGAACCAAACTTGACATTGAGCGTCTGGCGCGGTTCGGAGAGCTTGCGTTGGACGGTGGTGGCGTCAGATGCGAAGTCCGCTACCGTGTTGGCGTGTACGACGCCGGTAAACGTGATGGATCGCCGGTTGGCAGTCTGGACGATACCCGACTCGTCATAGACCGGGACCATAGCATGCGCGATGATTTGCACAAGGCTGATCGTGATCCCGTTATAGAGGATGGTGGTATCTGCCATGTGTTACTCACGGGCGAATCTGGACCATGCCGGGGATGGGTGGAGGCGAACGGTAGCCATCGGCGACGGCACGCTGGTAGAAGATTCGGGTATTCACATTCACGTCAACCGGGCTTTGCGGGGAGTAGAGGCCAGCTTGCTTGAGAGCCCACAGAAGCGACTTGCCGAGGTCGTTGACAATCGGGTTGTAAATCTTGTCGGCAATAGCGGACGTGGCGATTGTTGTGATGCGCGCCAGTTCCGATTGGGTCTTTGCCAACTGGATCGACGAATCACCCGCAATGTTCGACCGGATCAAAGCGTTCTCTCGCCGCTGGATTTCCCGGATCAAGGCAATCCGAGCCCCCGCCGGAGACACGTCCGAATCGGCAAGAAGCTGCTGCATGTTCTGCTTGCCGATGCGGTTGACGGCGGCAATGAGGCTCACGCCAGCCGCGACCGCACCGCCAGCCACCAGACCGCCCGCGCCAGCACCACCCAGCCGACCCGCCGCAGCCTCAACCGATGCCCCGCGCACCGCCGTACCCGCCCGCTGGCCCAGCCGCAGGAACGAATCACCAGCCGCCCGAAGCCGATCCGCAGCTTGCCCAAACCGCGACCGCCCAATGGCCCGCTCTACCGCGTCACCGATCGTCTTCCCGGTATCGACCTTGGGAACGCTCTGGGCGGGCACAGGCTTCGTTTCAGGGGCGGGGGTGGTTCCAGACGGCCCTGAGCCCGTAACACCGCCAGAGGCCCCGGACGTGCCCCCAGACGGGTTGGTAGCAACCTTGGACAGCTTCGCCTGGATCGCCGCCGCCATCTCGTCAATGGACCGCTGATCCGGCTGGAGCTTGAGTACCCCCAAGACTTCAATGTTGTCAGCCACTTTGCCCCCGATCCGTGGTCGTGCCGTCGTCCATCGTCACGGTGTTGGAAATGCCGGGCTCGTAGGCAAAGTCAAAGTCCCGGTACGCACGCACCCAACCAGAGGCAATGTCGGTAGGACCGCCAGCCGCCACAGACTGAACCCGCAGCGTCAACGGAACCAACAGTGTGCCATCCAGCCAGCAATGGACGAAGTTATCCTCAATCACAGCGAGAATGTCGATGAGGGCGTCGTCACCAGCCACCCGCTGAGTCTGCTGGTTCCGCTGGTCGAGGTACTGCCGGAAGAACACGCTGATACGCAAGGCCCCAGCGAAGAATGGAACGCCCGACCGGGCATGGGGGGCCGATCCCGGCTGGGCGATGATCTGGGCGTAGAGCTGGTGGTCGGACTGGATGAAAGTCTCCACGTCCATAATCGACACGTTGGACGAGTTGAAATACACCGCCGTTGCAGGCAGCGTTTCAAGCCGAGTCTTGGCGGCGTTCAGGATGTCCGATACCGTCGCCATTAGTCTTTCAGTTCCCCAAGGTGCTGGAACATGGCCCGCTGATACTCGGCAATCTTGGCCTGCTCGTAAGCCTTGCGCGGGTCATCGGCCACGGCCACCGCGAACCGCATACGCTCGGAGGGCGTAAGACAATCCGCCGCCATGCGTTCAGCGTCGGAAAGCATCTTCACCCGACGAGCCTCTACCATGTCGCGGTGAACCTGCATCCCGATTGCCTCCTCCCAATGACTCAGCCCCGTACGCGCTGGGATTCCCGCCGCGATTAGTTCCGCGTAGGGGCGGCAGGTTTTCCCAGTTCTTCGACCCATTCAACGATCCGCAGCACGATCTGGAACACTTCGGTATCGGTGAGCGTCGCGTCGCCAGTGACACAACCCGCAACGAACTTATGCTGGTCGAGGACTTCCCGAACCTTCGCAATCTCGCCCACAGAGCCCGTTTCGAGCTTGGACAAGGCATTAGTAAGGCCGACGGGATCTGGGCAAACCGCCTCGCCCCGAGCATGGGTAATCCTGACTTCGGGCGTTGTCTTGGCGACGATGGTGGTACTCACGTTACGCTGTTCTCCGTGTAGATGATGCCGGAGCCGTCCGGCTGGCAGCGCATTGTAAGCGTGTATTTGGCCGCATCGACGCCAATATCAACAAGACGTACGGGCAAATCAGGATCGCGGAAGGCACGCTTGAACCACAGATTGAGTCCGCCCTGGTTCACCGTCGCCTTCGTGCCCGCGATTCGCAGACCCTTGTAGCCCGCAGCTGAGTCATTGATGGTCAAAGCCCCGACCGTACCGACCGTTCCGATGGTGGCGAACGCGGCCCCGGTGATCGTGGTAATCATCTCGTTCAGGACCGACGTATCCCAGTCGATGAAGGTAATCGCCACCTTCGCATGGGACGAAAGCTGGATGAAGTCCGCAGCCTCGCCGCCGTAGCCGTCGGTGGTGATCGCTCGGTGAGGCGTCACAAGGTCGATGGCAACGAGCGTCTGGCCGTCGGACTGACCGACCGCCGTACCGTCTGAGGCGCTGGTCGCACCCCAATAGACCGTCGTAGGACCGAAAACGTGGAATGCACGAGCCATTAGACCCTCCCCGCGATTGCGGATTCGATGTCTTTCTTGTTCTGGTCGGTGAAGCGGACGAAGGGGCGGGATGGAATCTCAACCGGACCCTTGACCGTGACGTAATCGACGCCGGGGATCAACTCGTAGGAATCAGGGTCAGCGCCTTCGGGAAGCCTCGCCGCCTTGATTGAGAGCGGGATAAACACCGGACCCTTACGCTTGAACCCTTCCTGTTGCTGGCGTCCGTATGGGACCGCCGGGCCGATTCCAACCGTCACCCCGTACATATCCTCGGACACAACGTAGGTGACACTAGACCGCAAGGCTCCGGTATCGAGGAGTGGCTTGCCGCCCTTGCGATAGGACGGGTTGCCGGTAGCCTGGAGTTCCTTCGCCCGTTCTAACCGGCCCGCCGCCCGATTCTTGGCCTTGGAAGCCTTATCGCCAGCCAACTTGCCGTCGTTGATCTTGTTGAGCGTCCGGTCATAGTTCGCCGTAGCCAGCCGGAGTTCTTTGGCGACGTACGCACCGAAAGACTCGCCGCCGCCAGCCATGCGAGCGATAGCCTCATTCACTCGGGCATCGTCATTGGCCCACAAATCCGGCCAAGTAATTCCCTCGTCGCCGCCGTCGTCAAACCGCTTCTTGGACTTGGCCACCGCAATCTCGCCAACCGCCTTCGCCTTGGCGCGGAGCTTCTGCATCGCCCACTCTTTCGAGGCGTCAACCAGTTTGCCGGTATCAATCTGGATGGTGAAGTTCACGGTACGGTGCTGCTCGGGAGCGGGCGGAAGATCGGCGACGTGGACCACGACTGGCCCTCGATACGCTGAGACTGTGTACGCATGACGGGCGTAGGGTTCTGGGCTTCCTTGACTTCGATAACGTCGAGAACCTTGCGGCCCTTCTGGATTTCAACAAGCTGCTCGCGTGCCCAGCGAATCGTGCGGTCGGTGGCGTCAGGAACGCCAATGCCGCGACGCTCGTACAGGTAGCCCATCGCCAACGCGCAAATCAGCCGGACCACAACCGGGTTATTCGCCTCGGCCAAGTCGGTGAAGTTCTCGTCGGTGTATTGGAACCCGACCGACAATGCAGACTTGAACTCGCCCGTAGCGTCTTGGAGGATCGCCAGAAGCCGCTGGTTGGTGTTGAGTTCGCCAACCGGAACCTGGCTGTTATCGTCCGAAAGAAGCTGGGCAACGGTACGCCGGTCGTAGCGGTCCACAAGCTGCTGGACCGTCACCAGAGCATCATCAACCGGGATGTATGACGGGGTAAAGCAAGAGGCTACCGCCGTCTGAATGACCGGGGCGATAAGGCTGTGGCCCGCGTCGTTGAGGTGGATGGTGTCGGCGTTGTAGTAGGTGGTCGAGGACTGTGCGCCGTCTTGCAGTTCGGGCAGAGCGGCAATGTCGGCCACGGCGTCCCAGAAGGTTCCGAGCGGTTCGGCCCGGACAAGTTCGTTGTAGGCTTCGCGGACGGTGTTTGCGGCAGAGTTGGCCGTGCCACGCGGAAGGACCGTTAGCAGTGTGATCCGGTATCCGAGCGACCGCCGCTGGAGGCAGTAGTTCTTGACCTGTGCGAGCAAGGCCGCCGCCGTGGTCCCGTTGACGTAAATATCATTGGAACCAGACTGGAGGACGAGAACATTGTCGTATCCAGCCAGATAAGCAGCGTCCACGTCGAGCGGAGCGGTGTCGTCGAAGTCGTCCTGATCCGTACCGCCGACGCCGTAGGCAAAGAACTCGGCATCGGGGAAGTACGGCTCAAGGCGATAAATGTAGTTAGTGCAGAGGCCGGACGATGCGTTGCCCTTCGTGGTGGACGACCCCTTGAACACAATCCGCTTGGTCGGTTCCTCTTTGCCGTACTTCGTCCGCATGTAGTCGATGAGGTTGTCCACGCTCGCCGAACTGATGGCGTTGTCGTAGAGCATGACTTCGTAGATGTGGCCAACGAATGGACCCGTCGAGTTGCTGTCGTTGCCGATGAAGCCAGGAACGAACGTCGAAGTAGGGGCAGCCGTCACCGTCTCATTGTGTTCGTTGATATAGAACGTGGCGGTGGTTGAAGTGGTCTTGACCAGCACAAGGCAAATCGAGGACTGCATCTTGACTTGGGAACGTTTCGTAGTAGACCCGTCGTAGAAGCTGACCGAGTAGTTACCGAGCCCGGTTCCCGAGTTGTAACCGCCGATGTTGATACCAATGGAGTCGCCCGTACCCGCCAGAAGCGTCTGGTTGGTCGATGGCGTCCCGCCGTTGGTGGTCGGTCCACCGTTCGATGCCGACCCCGTAGACACAATGAACGCGGCAGTAAAGCCATTCTTGTTCAGCGTGGCCCCGTTGGACAGTGACACCCGATCCAGCGAAGCATCCCCGTTGTTGTAGGCCGCAAACCGAAGCGAGCGATACGGCCCCGTCTCATACGCCGGAGTCACCGACGCCGTACCGCTGCAACCCTGCGTACTGTTGTCGGTCCACGCGGTCACTTCGCCGCTGACAACGGTAATGTTGCGGTCGGCTGACAGCCAGCACTTGCACCCCGTAATGTCGAGCGGCGTTGAGATTGACATTTAGGTTCCCAAGCGGATGAGGACGTTGCCGGAAGTCGCGCCGGTCATGTCGAAGTCGAACACGATTCCGTAGCAGTCGCCAATGTCCAGGGCGGTCAGGCTGGCGATGGTGTTGTCGGCAGGGCTGAACGCCACCGCATCCGCATCCGCGCCGCCGAAGGCTTCGAGGACGAATGTTCCATAGGAGCTTGCCGTCCAGGTCAACCCGTCGGCCACGCGGTCGGTGGTGTCAATCACCCCACCCGCAACGCCCACCTTCGTTCCCAGCGTCACCGTGCCGCCGCCGAGATTGCGGTACTCATACAGGGCGGTCTGTGACGTGACTGTGGTTCCAGCCTGATTCGTCGGGCTGATACGCTCGATGGCGTAAATCTTATAGTCAAAGGTCGAGTTGTCCGCACCCGTTCCGAAGAACTGGGCACAGTCGATGCCGCGCCGACCCTGCATGAGAATCATGTTGGCCGGGATCGTCGCGGTAATCGTCCCGTCGGTGATTGCGAACGCGGAGCTGGTGCTGCTCGTCGCAAGATACCGGCGGAGCGGTTCGGAGTTGGTTTCGAGTCCGTGTGGCATTGTTACCTCGCTACTCGGCGGAGTCTTGGGATGGAGAGGCCGCGCATTTTGGCGGCACGCTGGGATCGTGGACCGCCGCCATCTTGCTGGAGATAGAACATCGTCGGATGCGTAGTCGATGTGGTCCCAGTTCCTACGCCGTCAATGTCGCCGATGGTGTCCTGTACGTCGGTTGGGCTGGATTCTGGCAGCATCGCCCAGTAGTGAGATGGGCTGAGTGAGATGTCTTGGAATCGCTTGAAAATGCCGCCGTTGTAAAGACTGGCAAGTTGTCCGGTTCCTAGCGGCGAATCCAGCCACTCAAACTCGGCAACGTCGATAGGACCGCCAACGTCAGACTGATCGTTTGGTGTTCCGATTGAAAACGCGGGATCATTGCCATTGTCGGGCGGATCAAGTGGGTCGGTTGTCGAGAACAGAAGCGATCCGTTGCACGACACATAGAGCGAATACTGCCGGTCAACCGCCGTGTCGTAGGAAATCACATAGTCGGCCCATTCGCCAACAGCAGCAATAGGAGACGTTGAGTTGAATCCGCCGCCGCCCTGTGGCCAGCGAAGATACCCGGCTCTGGTGGCTGCCGTCTGAACCTTAAAAGACCACGAGTTGCTATTGGCGCTCCAGAAGAAGTCGTCAACATTCAGCGTGTCGTTCAGCCGCATGATGATCCGCATCGTTCCGGGGCTGGCAAAGCTGAACGGCGCACCGCCTTCACCGAAGACGATCTTGTTGTTGTTCAGGCTGGTTGTGCCGATGCGGATGCCCATTACTTACTCCACGCCCCCCCCCCCCCCCCCCCCCCCCCCCCCCCCCCCCCCCCCCCCCCCCCCCCCCCCCCCCCCCCCCCACCCCCCCCCCCCCCCCCCACCCCCCCCACTCCCCACCCCCCCCCCCCCCCCCCCACCCGCCCCCACCCCCTGTGCCCCCCTGCCCTGTCCGTGCTCATCATCAA